ACTTTCATATAGATCTTCTTCAGTAACAATATATAATTCTATAATTGATTCGAAAGGGGTTTCAATAGAATTTAACAGGTCTTTCTCTATTTCATTCTGTATAATTCGCTTAGCCATATATTATCAATATATGGATTCTATCATATATCATTTTTTATTGAAATTATATTTGTATTCTTTATCAAATAATGATTGAAATATGATAAAAATATAGGGTTATAGAGTAGTCATCTATATGATGTTAGACAGTCTTCTGTAAATTGTGTGGGTATCATAAGTCCTTAATGTTTAATAGGGTTTTTTATTACTCCTGTTTTAAAACAGAAACCGTTTTGAGGGGGGGTGCTTTTTTTTTTTAATATTTTTTTTTCTAGAAAAAAAAAGAAAGAGAAAGAGATATCAGTAAAAATACCAAGTTATGAGAAAGTTTAAAAATGACAAAAAACTGTCAAAAAAATTGCACATTTTAGAAAAGGTACAATTTAGAGAAAAACTCGAGTTTTCCTGATAAAACTATAAATAGTGTTTGTATATTAATAAAAAAAAATGGTCTAGAAAAAAAAAGCACCCCCCCTCAAAATGGTTTCTGTTTCAAAACCGGAGTAATAAAAACGTCCATACTTGAATGGTTAAATACCCTATAAATATTTAAGATAAAAATTCTAATTGAAATTTATAAAAAATGTGAAAATGTAGTGATTTAAATTGGTTTAAGAAAATAAAAATACCTTATAATAAGATGTCCGATACAGGAATGAAAGGAGCAAAGTGGTTTTGTGAAACATGCCAATGTAGTTTCCAACGTAAATTTGCGCTTGAAAAACATTATACTACTCGGAAGCACTTACATCAGTTGGCGCAGCTGAATCCAAAGCCAGACGAACTATTAGAATTAAGAAGAAAGAATGAGGAATTAACGATTCAAGTACAAGACTTAAAAATAGAAATGGAGAAGCTTAAAAATCAATTAGAGAAGAAGCCAACAACAACAACATATTCAAATTCGAATCACTACGAGAATTGTACGATTAATAATATTGAGCTGAATTTAACTATAAATCCACATGGGTCTGAGAATTGGAATTACTTAAAACATGAGGTATTACATTTAATGAAGGGTGTGAATACATGTATACCTGAAATGGTGAAGAAGTTACATTTCAATAAAGAACATCCTGAGAACCATAATCTGAAATTGCCGAACAAGAAATTCGCACATATGAAGACTTTTGATGGAGAGCAATGGAAGACCCAGCATAAGAAAGATGTAATAGAGTCATTGATAATTCAATTAGTAGATAAGTTGGAAGATGAATATGGTGATGACTTTAGAAATCAAAGTACAAATTTTATACAAACACTTTGGGAACAAAAAATGGAAAAGATTATTTCAGAACAAAAAGTGGACAGAGACTTAAGACAACAAGTGGAATATTCTATTATAGATGGTCAAAATGATTTAAAAAATAAGTAAGTTCAAATAGATATATAAATAATAATTGGACATATAAATGTCTGTATCAAAAGATTTCTTAGAAGAGAATAATATATTTCTCAAAACACAATCCATTCTGGAATCACAAAAAGAAAAGGATAAAGTTTCAGAACGTCTAAAGCAATTGGAAACACTGTTGTTATTTGACTTGATTCAATTATCACCTAGAAGTAAATCAAGAAACACAAAATCTCATAGGAAAAAATCAAACGACAAGAGTGTGTTGATGAATTCTTCAGCATTGACCTTATGTTTTATATGTGATAGTAAGGAAGACATACCGGATGATATAGAGAATGGGGGGTCTTATTTGAATTTAGAGGATCAAACGATAACATATTTAAAATTAAAGGATGCTATTCCTATAATATTTGATTTAAGCGATATATGGGATTCAGTTGAGAATGTAGTGAATTATAGTAGAGAGAATTGTATAAATAATGTGCTATTTACCACTAAAAATTTACAAAGGTATCCCTTGTATTATAAGGGGGGAACAAAGAAGCATTTGGGTTTTAATAATGATAGTTATAACATTGTAAAAGAATTAGTAACATTACATTGTGGAAGTGATACATTTGAATTTCCTACTTTTAATTCTATATTTGCCCATATGAATAGAATAAATGAAAAGATGAAAGAGATAAATAGGTTAGAGAAAGAAATGGAAGAAGAAGGTTTAGAAGAAGGTTTAGAAGAAATAGCTAAGCAATCTGGTGGCGATGATGAAAATGAAGAAGAAACTGAGGATAAAGTGGAAGAGATTTCAGAAGAAGAAATGTGGGAGGATATATTTCAAACGATAGGGATTCTTCCTAGAGATTGTCCATGTAAGCAATATGGTAAAGCTTTGTATAAAAGATGTGTTATAGATGGTAAGGCGTTAAGAGGTATTCGTCCCAAACATGCGATTGGCTGTACAAAACAAATAACACCCTTATAATTTAAGTTTAAAATAGAGTAACCAATGAGAGAAGTTCGATTTTAGTAATAAGTTATGTTGATACAAGGGCGATTGTATAGTTAAATTTAATTTGGTTGCATTGTGTTTTTTAATAGATTTTGTGAGACATTTTTTAATTGATTTTGTGAATTTGTATAAGTAATGTCTATTTTTTAGACGAATATCTTTGATAAATAATGGTTTACCATATTCAGTTAGTTTTAACATACATCTGCTATTGAAGTCGCCAAATAATAGTAGTACATCCGAGTTACCAAGTTGATTAAGATATGTAAGAGTGGAATTATAAAAGTTAGAGTATTTAGTCTGATTTTTAGTGAATGGTGCATGAATATTAGCCAATGAACATGTGATGGACACATATCTTTTTGAGAATCTAAATTTGCTTGTGTGTACTCCTTTAGTAACGGTACCTCTATTCGATTCTTTTAATATTTGCTTAACATGAACCGATTTGTTGTCCCATAATAGTGTAGTTTCAAGTCCGAAGCCTACAATATGACCCAATAAAGACTTGAAGCTATTTCCGTGTAGTCGAATATTGGAGTTATATATACCATTCCATACACTTACATCTGGAATGGTATGTTTATCTGCTTCTTGAAATCCTATGATTAGAATATCGGGTTTTTGGCCATATCTATCAAATATTATTTTTAGTAAACTAGGACATATCTTTTTCGGATTTGCATTGCCAATATTCCATGTTAAAACCGCGATATTAATAGAGAAGATTTGTGTAATAAGTATAACTGGGAAATGGTCATTTCCTATAATGGAAATAGAGTCATATATAGTGTTTTTGGTTTGTAGTAAAGTTTTAATCATAACTCTATCCGTATAACCGGGAAGTCTACCAACGGGACATAGTCCATATTTGTTTTTTTTGAGTTTAAAATTTCCAGTAAGAGAGTCTCTTTTATATGTTGGTTCAAAATAGATAGGGGGTTCTATATATTCTGGGAGTATTTGAGTAATATTGTTAAGCAAGAAGTCGGTTGTAATAAGGTATTTAACGATATGATATGGTATTTTTTTGTTTGATTCAAGTATCTTTTTAATCTGAAAAAAAGTAACACACATTTTTGTTCTCTAATAGTAAGTATTATCTTTTTGAGAAGAAGTCAGAGATTTGTTTTTGACCATATCGTTTGCCTTCTTCGATTTGAACCATTTTTTTGAACAAAACTTTATAAACTTCATCCATTTTTTTATCCATAATTTTTTCACGAATTTTGGATGGTTCAAGCTTTTTCTCGCCGTTTTGTAGCTGTTTCTTCATTCTATCAAAATGGTCAATAGGAAGTTTATAGCCATGAATTCTCAATTCTTCTAAGGCAAGTGCAAATACCTGACATACAGGTTTTTGAATTTGATTTGTAATGTAGAACAAATAGTCTATGCTAAGTTTTTTGTCTTTGATATAATCCGGATGTTCTACACGGTCACCTTGTAATTTTGGTATTGTGTTTGTTTTTACATATGCATAAGGAATTCGATCATTGGATTGTGGTTTATTTCCAGGGTCTCTTTCACCCATTCTATCCGCCAAAACTTTATGAACAACTTTATCGGGGAAGGCATATTGTGCTTTGAGTTGTTTAGTAACAATGAAATATTGGATTGGAAAATCACCTTTGAGAATTCTCTTGAAACATTACAGAAGGAATTGAATAGCAGCCTGAATATCTCTATCATTCATAATTCGTTTGATGATTCCATCATAAACATATTTAACGATAGGCGCATTATCGCGTCTTTTTGTTACAACGCCCATAGAGCTTTGTTTATACTTATTGAGGTCAAATTCATATTTGTTACCAACATAACCCTTTTTGCGAAGCAATAGGAAAGGATAAAATGTCTTTTCGTATTCTAGTTTGTGCGGATATTCCAATAAAGATTGTATACCGTTTTCAACTTCAACAGATAAATCGATTGACTTTTGAAGAGCTTCACTATTAGAAAGTTCTTGTTCTAATCCTTTATGGACATTGAAGTTTACAAATATAGAATCTGTGTCACCATAAACGATGTCTGCATTAGGATAATGCTCTTTAACATAATCTTTAGCTAAATGTAAGTGTCTTCTTCCAACAGCAGTAGTTGAAGCAGCAATGTCCTTATAATATAATGAGCTTACTTCAGCACCAACTCCGCCATATAGTGAATTAGCTGTAACTTTATAAGCAAGCTGTAAACCATCTAAAACGGATCTTCTAAAAGGATCTTTTTCTTTTTTGATCTGAGCTCTGGTTGCCTTGCGTGCCGCCAGTAGTTTCATCAAGATTCGGGGAAGAATTCCTCGTTTCGTGTCATCAATTTTTCCAGTTTGTGGATCAATTGGTGGTTGAATATATCTACAATTAACAACTGGATTTTTTTCATCAACTTTTTTAACCCAAGTTTTACCTTTGAGTACTTGATAATAATTATCATATGAAATATCTTGAAACTTGATTCCCATACTTTCTAACAATTTGGCTCCAGATTCTCCTTGATATTCTGGTTCAACAATAATAGTATCATGACTAATATTGCTTCCAATCATACTTGATGGATATAATGAGCCATAATCAAGTACACTTACTGGATTTTTTAGGAAAATTGCAGGCGTTGGTTCAAGTACTTCAGCACCTTCATACGAATCTTTAGTATCTTCAGGAGGCCTTGGTAATTCAGGTATCAAATATTTAACTTTTTGACATTCTGATGCGACAAGACTTAAAGTTTTAATCATTTGACCTCGCATAAAGAGGAAGGCAAATGGCACTAAACATACATTGGACATACCAACATTATTAGTGATAATTTCAAGTTTTTGCATAAGATTAAGACATAATTCACAATCCTGTACACAATATTTTGCTACAATAGCTCTATCTGTGTCAGTTCCACGCTGTTTTTCGAAAATATCTTGTGGAGATACATTATCTTTACCTACGGCCCAATAATATGATTTTGGATTTTCAGGTAATTCTTGACTATTATTGCCTTCTTCAAGAGTAATGCTTACATCTTCAACAATATCGATAATTTTTCTTCTTTCACCAATAAATTCCTTTCCGATTATACTTTCTTTGAAAATGACAATATAATGTCCTTTTAGTAGACTAAATGTTGAATCTGTGTGTAAAGTAATAATACAATTAGGACTATTGTCATGATGATCAATTTTGGTAATGGCACCATGGATAAATTCATTGGAAACATCATCTAATTTGTATGATGATAAGTTATGATCTTTTTGAATAACTTTCAATAAATCGATAGTAACGATTCCTGGCATTTCAAAGAAGAACATAATATTAACACCTAAAGCAGATGATGATAGTGTTTTCTCAGTAAGTTTGTTTTGTTTTAATTTACGAGGTCCTAACTGTTTAAGAAGGTCTAGACAATCATATTCTTCTGCACATTCCCATAAGAATTTGAAGTCAAAACCAAATATATTATATCCAGTAATGATATTTGGTTGTGATTTTTTCATGAATTTAATCCATTCTTGAAAGACTTCTCTCACTGAATTACACGATACAACTTCAATACCTTCTAATTTATCAGAACCTCCAAGAGCTACAATATGTCTTTCAATACTTGTTTTTTCCTGACCATATCTGTAACAAACTGTACCTATTTGAATAACTTTATCACCTTTAACAGGTGGCAAATAACTATTGAGGATTTGCTTTAAAGACTCAACGATTTCTTTACTTTTTGTTTTTTGAACAATATGTTTAGTTAAACAAACATAACATTCGTCACCAAGTTTATCAAAGAGTTTATTTTGAATATCATATGGATATTTGAGAATAATCGTTTGAATAGACGATTTAGTATATTCATCGTATTTCTCATTTGGATTGTAATCTCTAAAAGCTGCCTTAATCCACATCGAAATAAGTATAGGATTAGTTCGTTTCTTTAATTTCTGATAACGAACATTTTCTTCATAAATATTCATTGCCAATTTGTAGTAATCCTTTTTAGCGACTGGAAAGTCGCCATGACTTGAATCAGCTTCAATATCAAAAGAAGCCACTTTAATTGGACCAATAGATTCGATATCTACTGGTTTTACATCTTTCCAATGAACAGTCCAATTATGTGGAAATTCAGTTTCACATAATGCGGACTTAGTAGTTCTAACTGCAGATTGTCCGAGTGTAATCCATCCAGACGGTTTTAATTCTTGTATATGAATAAATCTTAATACGGGTAGAACATTCTTTTCATAAATAGCAAATTGATGCTTTCGCAATCCAGAGATAGAACCTTTGTAAGGCTCTTTCAATCGAAAGTATATATACTTTTGTGCTTTTTCGCTTTTAAATACTAGTTGCATAAATAAGGTTTTCTTTCCCCATTGATTATTTCTAAATTTGAATCTTGGTCTCAGTGATTTAGTAGAATATTCCTCAATATATTCATCTCTCATATTTTTGGGTAAAGACTCTTTGAGTTCATCCGCAAATATAGATGTCCATGATTGTTTCCAAAAATTTGGAATTTCAATCCAGAAATATGGAGTGAAACCATTAACTTTAATACTAACATTTTCACCCTTTTGAGTAAGAGCATAAAGATATATTACAAAGTTTTGAGAAATTGTAGGAGCATCACAATCTGACCCAGATTCGCTGTCGGAATCATCAATATCAACTTCTTCATCATAGGTTTCCCAGTCATAAATCTGTAAAGGTTCTTGAGACATATTAGATATTATGCTTGAATTGTTAAATTATAATTTGGATGTGTTTCATTTTTTTGAAAAAAGACAATTTTTGAATAAACTTGAATATACTTGGTTACACCAATCCATGAATCGAGAAAATCTA